GGCCCAGCCCGAAGCCGTAGCTACTCAATCGATCGAGACTACAAAAACAGAGCTTCTCTGCCAATGGATCTCGAGTACGGCCTCACCTTGGCCTCACCTGTCCGTTGAGGAGGCAGGCGATAAATCTCTCAAGCTCGTACCCGGACCGCTCACCGTATTTGGCTTCGATGTTGCACCGTCGAGGCGTAATGGCTCGTTAGTCATGGGCCAATTACTCGAGGACGGCCGTATAGGAGTCGCGGTGCTTGAGGTCTTTCACTCAGACGTATCTATCGATGAGCTTTACATGGCTAACCGGATCGCCTATTGGGCTAAACAGTTTTACCCTCGGACCGTCTGCTACGACAAGTACACGACCGCCTCAATCGCTAAACGCCTTGAGGTAAACGGCATCCATATAACCGACATCTCAGGGCAAAAGAGCTACCAAGCGGCAGGGGATTTACACCAAGCTCTATCCAATAAAAAGCTCGTACACTCGGGCCAAGATGAGCTCGTGGCACATATGCAAAATTGCGCGGCAAAAGAAAGCGATGCGAGCTGGAGATTAGTAAGGCGTAAATCGGCAGGCCCGATCGATATAGCTATCGGTCTATCTATGGTCGTCCACGTGCTCAATCAACCTCAGGGCGAGGCCAAGGTATACATTTAAGACACGCCGCGTAATACCTGATTTTATGCTTGACATTTTGAGAAAATCTCTCTTATGGGATTACTACAAACTCTTGGGCTAAAGAGCTCTGATAAACCTCGTGTAGAGGCTCAGTATGCACCCGCCGTAATGGATACTACTTACGGCTATGGATCATTTAATACTAATAGCGCTTACGGATATAACGGTATTGGTATCGATCGTAATTTTGCTTTACAGGTTGCTAGCGTTAGTCGTTGCAGAAACCTAATAGCCGGAGTTATCTCCTCAATCGATCTTGCACTTTATAAAAAATCTACCGGAGAAAAATTAGGATCTCCCGTATGGTTAGAGCAACCTGATATCCGGCAACCGCGCAGCGTTACTATCGCTGCAACCGTCGATAGTTTAATTTTTTACTCGGTCGCATATTGGCGCGTAAGTGCGCTTTATGCGGATGATGGAAGGCCGAGCTCGTTTGAGTGGGTAGCTAATAATCGAGTTACATACACGACTAATAAATACGGTACCGAAGTACAAGATTATTTCGTCGATGGTGAGCTAGTACCTATGGGAGGTATCGGCTCTCTCGTTACTTTCCAATCTTTACTACCTGGTGTATTGCAGAGTGCTAGTACAACTATTAGAGCTGCATACGATGTACAAAAAGCGGCCGCGGTAAGTGCAGCTACACCTATGGCGACAACAGTATTAAAAAATAACGGCGCTGATTTACCTGAGTCACAGATCCAAGGGATCCTCGCAGGATGGAAAGCCGCACGCCAAAATAGATCAACCGCGTATCTCACATCTACGTTATCAGTAGAAAATATTGGCTTTAGTCCTAAAGACATGATGTACAACGAAGCATCTCAATATTTAGCTACAGAAATCGCGCGCGCTATGAACGTACCGGCGTATTACATTTCTGCAGATATGAATAACTCAATGACGTATCAAAATATTATCGACGGTCGTAAAGAGTTTGTAGCTTATTCGCTGCAACCTTATATCTCTGCTATTGAGGATCGCCTCTCAATGAACGACATAACAAACTCATCTAATCAGGTACGTTTTGCGGTAGATGACTCTTTCTTACGAGTAGATGCTAAAGATCGTTTAGACATTATCGAAAAAATGCTAAATCTTAATTTAATCGACGTAAACCAAGCTCGACAAATGGAGCAACTAACACCGCTAGGAGATACAAGTGCTACTAACGTTTAGCCAAGAAATCCAAGCCGCAGATACAGAGCGGCGCATCGTATCCGGACTCGTTGCACCATATGGCGAGGTCGGTTACACATCCGCGGGCCCGGTAGTTTTCGAGCGTGGATCTATCGCTATCCCGGATGCAAGTAAAATAAAATTACTATCGCAGCATCAACAGGATAAGCCCGTAGGCCGCGCTATCAGTTTTAGCGACTCAACCGAGGGCGTGTACGGATCGTTTAAGCTTTCGAGTAGCACTCGAGGACAAGATGCGCTCGTATTAGCTCAGGAAAACCTAGTATCCGGCTTATCCGTAGGGGTCGATGTAACGGCCTCTAAGCCTATGGGGGAATACCTGCTCGTTACGGCTGCGGTCCTCAAAGAGGTTAGCCTTGTCGAAACGGCGGCCTTTTCTAGCGCATCCGTCGATGAGATTATGGCGGCGCGAGCTGCTATCGAAGCTGCATCAAGCACTAGCGTAAAGAGAAAAGAAACTAATATTTCTACGACTATCGTAGAGATCGAAACAGAAACAGAAACAGAAATGGAGGAGGCCGTGACTACAGCCCCTGAAAATACACCGGAGGAAACCCCGGTAGATGCACCGGTCGAGGCTGAAAAGGTCGAGGCTGCTCGTAAGATTATCCGTCCATCCGTACTCGACTCTCAGCGAGTCCGTACACCGATTACATCGATGGCATCATATACAGAGCACAAAATCAAAGCTGCTCTAGGCGATGACACATCAAAGCTTTATGTAACCGCAGCGGATGACTCATTTACTACTAACCCTGCATTTAACCCTACTCAGTACCTAACAGAGTTTGTATCGAATACTAACTTTGATACACCGATGATTAATGCCCTTTCACAGGGGTCCTTGCCTAACTCAGGTATGACTATCTCAATCCCATCACTTGTTACCTCAGCAGGTGGCGGTAATGGTGTTGCACCTGTAGTAACAGTCGAGGCAGAAGCCGGAGCCGTACAAAATACAGGCATGGTTACAGAGTACCTAACAGGTACAGTAAAGAAGTACGCCGGTATGAATACCCTGAGTGTTGAGTTGCTTGAGCGCTCAGATCCTAATTTTTATGCCGAGCTCACTAACCAACTTCAGCGAGCTTACTCACTAGCTACGGATGCTGCGGTAATCGCAGACGTAGTAGCAGGTGGCGTACAGGGTACGGCGGTAGCTGCAACTAGCGCAGGTATCATCTCTTACGTATCTACAGAGTCAGCGAATATCTACAAGAATACGAGCTACTTTGCTAAGAATTACGTCGCTGGTCCGTCTCAATGGTCTCTACTAATGGGAGCTACAGACTCAACAGGGCGACCAATTTACAACGCATCCGCACCTATGAATAGCGGCGGTCTATCTACACCTACATCTATCCGCGGCAACGTCCTCGGCTTGGATCTATATGTAGATCATCAAATGGTAGCTACTACTATCGATGACTCTGCCTTTATCGTGGCACCTGAGGCGATGACAGTTTATCGCTCACCACAGGCATACATGAGCGTAAACGTCGTATCTAACCTACAGGTACAGATCGCGATTTACGGCTTTATGGCGACTATCGTAAAGATGCCTAAGGGCCTCGTACGTTACAACCTAACCTGAGATAAACCCTAGTAGTCGGTAGGGCTCTTAGCCCTTTGAGCCCTACCGGCCTTTAACTTTGAGAGGAGTGGACAATGCCGGCGACGTACGTAACGGAGCAAGAGCTACGCGATAATTTAGGTATCCAAGATTTATATCCGGATAGTGTCGTCGAGGAAGTTTGCCAAACCGCTCAAGATTTACTAAATCAGTTTTTATGGTTTGCATCCGCTCCGGTAGTAGGTACGACTCTACAAAATAACGTAGCTACCGTAATGATCGCTAACCCTGCAATATTTACTACAGGGCAGAGCGTAACCTTGAGTGGATGCGGCTCAACCTTTAACGGTACTTACACAATTACGGGCACTATGCCATGGAGCGCCGGGACTACTAATCTCATCCCGTCGATCGTATGGAATAACTACGCATGGAATTGGCCCGCAGGTTATAGCTTTATCCAATTTACAAAAGTCTCAGCTAACGTTAATTTTTCTCGTGTATTGCCATATGGGCAAGCAATAGGCGCAGACACAAAGACTCAGGCTTACGCCAATACTCCGGCCGTAAGAGAGGCCGCGATGATCTTGGCCGTGGATATATGGCAGGCCCGCCAAGTGTCACAAACCGGCGGCGTATCTATCGATGGCTTTAGTCCAAGCCCCTACAGGATGGGTAACTCAATGATCGGCAAAATCCGCGGGCTCATCTCGGGTTATCAAAATCCTTTGAGCATGATCGGGTAGATCATGACGGCGCCTATTACGACTTTAAGAGCCTCACTAGCTGCGGCTCTTGCTAATAACAATGTATGGAATACGTACGCCTATCCGCCTCCTACTATCACCGCTAATAGTGTGATCGTAAGCCCGGCAGATCCTTACATCACACCGAGTAATAACGAGTACGCCAATATTTCGCCGATGGCATCCTTTCGCATCATATGTAACGTGCCTATGTACGATAACCAAGGCAATTTACAGGGCATCGAAGCTATGGTGTGCGCGGTGTATCAAAAGTTAGCTGCATCGCCAATCGTTATGAATATCGGACCGGTTAGCGCTCCTAGCGTTTTAACGGTACAAAGCGGCGATTTACTAACTACAGACATTACTATCTCAATACTAACCGAGTGGAGTTAAGCATGAGCCTAACCGATGAAGATATCGCCTTTCTTATTAAGATAGGGCAGATCACCGAAGCACCAAAAAAAGAAACAAAAACACAAACACCTACTACAGAGAAAAGCGAGGAATAGGCGATGGCCGTATTTCTATCAAACGGAGTAGTCGTAACCCTTAACTCGGTTGCACTCTCTGACCATGTTACAAGCGCGACAATTAACCGCGTTTTTGAGGAGCTCGAAGTTACAGCTATGGGCGACTCATCTAGAAAATTTACGAAGGGCCTAGAAACTAGCACGATCGCTCTAGACTTTTTGAGCGATACCGCAGCAGCTAACGTAAACGCAACTCTACAAGCAGCTTGGGGTACAACAGTACCTATCACGCTTAAGCAGACAAGCGCAGCGGTCTCAGCTACTAACCCTCTATATAGCACTACTATCCTAGTAAACAACACTACAGATATTAACGGCGCCGTCGGAGATATCGGTACTCAGAGCATTACGTTTACATGTAACTCACCAATCGTAATTACTACTAGCTGATAACAAAGAAAAGGGGCTAACAAATGGCACGACTCAAAATAACAAGGGCTACAGGCGAGGTAAGCGAGCATCAAATCTCGCCTCGAATTGAGTACGCCTTTGAGTTATACGCAAAAAAAGGTTTTCACAAAGCCTTTAGAGATGACGAGAAACAGAGCGACGTTTACTGGTTAGCGTGGGAGTGTCTACGTACTAGCGGAGAAACGGTACCGATGTTTGGGGCAGAGTTTTTAGATACCTTGGCTAAGGTCGAGGTACTAGACGATCTACCTTTAGCTTAGGGCGCGACTCTCTAACTTATCTGGTAGCGCAACTATCAGTACGGTTAGGGATCGCGCCTCAAGCGGTACTCGATCTCGATGTAGAGATGTTTAAGATGTTAGTAAAGGTATTAAACGAGCAGGCGGAGGAGTCTAAAAATGTCGGTAAAGTTAGACGGCGTTAAAGAGACTCTACGCGCGATGCGTAAAATAGATCCCGAGCTATTAAAAGAGATGAATAAAGAGATTAAAGGCATCATGATCCCGATACGCGACAAGGCTCGAGAGTATGCGCCTACCGCTGCGCCGGGTGGCCTTTATAATTGGGATGAGGGTAAATACACTCGAAAGATTACGGCCCGTAATTCTGCATTTCGTACTTTTAATAGTGAGGGCCGTCTACGCCGTTTTCCGCTTTATCAAGCCGAGGTAGCACGTAAAGGTATCTATTACACCGCAGCGCCAAGCAAGCGTAACCGTAATGGATGGAGCTCTCAATACATCGTAGCTAACGCCTCGGCTAGCGGATCTATTTATGAAACGGCCGGACGTAAAAACCCTAACGGAGATCCTAAGAGCAGATCTAATAACCCGGGTGCCGGCGCTCATTTTGTTAGCCGTATGGGTCCTTTATATGGACAGGGTAATAGCCGAGGACGTTTAATCTTTAGAGCTTGGGCAGAAAATCAGGGCAAGGCTCAAGCTGCGGTAGTACAGGCTATCCAAAATACTATCGCCGCCTTTAACCAAGGCCGCTACGACAAGGCGGCATAATGGCTAAGTTACCTGATTTATTAGTTAATGCCGTTACTACTTTTGACGGTAAAGCTTTATCTAAAGGCCAAAAACAGATCCAAGGTTTTGAGAAAAACGTTAAAAATCTTGCTAAAAGTTTTGGTCTTGCTTTTAGTGCTGCAGCTTTAGCTCAATATGGCAGAAATGCCGTAAAGGCTTTTGCGGCCTCAGAGCTTGAGGTAGCACAATTAACTACCTCCGTACGTAATTTAGGTTTAGCTTTTGCTACGCCTGAGATTAATCAATACATAGACAAACTTGAGGCCGCTACCGGTGTAAATCGAGATCAGTTGCAGCCGGCCATGATTAAACTTTTACAGGTAACGGGCTCAGTAGCTAAGAGTCAAGAGATCCTAAACCTTGCTATGGATGTAGCCGCGGGCTCGGGTACCGACTTAGCTAAAACTAGCGAAATATTAAGCCAAGCATATGTAGGTAATTTTAAGGGCTTACGCTCTCTTAACCTTGGCCTTACTCAGGCCGAGTTAGCCTCTACAGATTTTGAGGAAGTACAAAAGCGCCTACAAGTTTTATTCGCCGGGCAAGCCAAGGTAGCCGCCGATAGCTACGTAGGCTCTATGAATAAGCTCGCTATAGCCTCAGAAAATGCAAGCGAGAAAATCGGTAAATCTTTAATCAATGCGCTTACCGCTTTATCCGGTGGAAAAACTATAGACGATACTATTTCTAAGATCGATACTTTAAGTAGCGCTATCGCCGGGCTTATCGATGCCACGGTAGGGCTTAAGGCGGGCGAGATCCTGCAACAGTATTACGGGCTCAAAGGCGGCAAGATCCCGGGCGGTTTCGGTAATCGCTCACTTTCTGCGGGCAACCAAGATACACAAAGATCAGATGCCAAGGCTCGAGCTAAGGCCGAAGCCGATGCTGCTAGGCGCCAAAAAGAGTTACTCGCCTTGCAGAGAAAGGCAGAGCGAGTAGAGAAAAATAAACTTTCGTTAGCAAAAGCCGCCTCGGTTTTTGACACTAACCGCATCTCTATTGCGGCTGCATTACGGGCTACTTATGATGCAGAGACACGCTTACGCCTCGAGGCGCTTATGGCTATTGAGGACGATAACGGCGAGCTGGCCCTTAAGAGAATTACAGAGCTAGGACTCCTACAAAAGTCTTTAGATATTGACAAGTTAGCCGGTATTACAAAAATTAAAGAGGAAACTCTAGATGCTCTTAATACTCGCCTATTGGCAGAGCTTAAGGTTATCAACGATAGCAAAATGGCCGAGGCTGATAAAGAGGCTGCTCGGCAGATCGCTTTTGGTAAATATAACGAAGCTCTTACCAAGGCAGGCGAGTTAGCAGCTAAAGAGAGTTATAGCGAGCGCGTACAGATCCAATTAACCGAGATCGCTCGCCTTGCATCTTTGAGTAAAACCTCTAACGCTGCTACGACTCTTACAAAGCTCCGTGAGTCTGAGGAGCTCAATATGATCGATCGCGTGGCCAAAGCACAAAAGGCCGCCGATGATGCACGGCTTAAGGCGCTGCAAGAATACATTTTGTTATTAAATAAAGTTAGCACCGGTGTAAGTGGAAGTGCTAATAAAGCAACTATCGAAGCTTTAACGCCAAAACAGGCAGAGGCATTATTAGCAAAAGAGCCTAGTAGCGTGCCTACTAAACTTACACCGGGTCAAATATCAGGGCTACGTTATGCAGCTCAAGCGCAAGATGCCTACGAAAAAAGTTTGAGTAACATCTCATTAACCGATCAAGTAGCTCAAGCCTCATTAACTCAGGGCCTTAATGCAGGCCTTTCACTAGCTGCGGCGGCAAGTGGATCACGTTATGCAGCTCAGGCGGCAGCTACATATAACGTAACGGTAAACGCCGGGGTCGTAGGTAGCGAGGAAATAATTGTAAGCGCGGTGCAGGATGCCATACTTACACTCAACCGCCGAGGTGACTCTCTAACCGTGGCAGGTACGCTATGACCGTACCCGTAATTAACGCGATTATTAACTTTTCTACAGGTCCGGCTTTTGCTCAAACTATGATTTTAGATAGCGGCATCTTGGGCACGAACGTCCTTGGCGATGCCGAGAGCCTTATCGTTGATATATCAAATGTAGTAGATGGCATTACAACTACTCGAGGTCGTAACGCTCAAGCTGATCTATTTCAGACCGGATCTCTTACCTTACGTATCGTCGATCAAAATGGAGACTTTAACCCTCAAAATGCCTCGGGCCCTTATTACGGCTTACTAACTCCCATGCGAAAGGTAGCAATTACGGCTACATACGACGGCGTTGAGTACCCGATGTTTAGCGGCTTTATTACTAGCTATACGACTACTACGCCTAAGATGGCAGAGGATGTCGTTTATACGACTATTACCGCCGTAGATGCTTTTAGACTTTTCCAAAATAGTCAGATCTCTACAGTTACCCTAGCCGAAGCCGGTGACTTACCGGGCGAGCGCGTAAACGCTATTCTTGATGAAATCGGATGGCCTCCATCCATGCGCGAAATCCTTTACGGCGATATCGTTTTACAGGCAGATCCGGGTAATCCACGTACCTCACTAGCTGCGATGCAGACCGTAAGTACCTCAGAGTATGGCGCTTTATACATAGATGCGCGAGGCTCTATCGTGTTACTCGATCGCCAATATTGCATAGAGTCTCAGGCTTTACCGCCGGTCGTATTTAACGATGACGGCAGCGAGATCACTTACTTTAACGCTATATGGCGCCTCGATGATACTCAGGTATATAACCAAGCAAGCATCTCGAGGATAGGCGGTACGCCTCAGGTAGCCTTTGATCAGGCCTCGATCGATGAGTATTTTGTAAAGTCGTATAATCAACAAAATCTACTAATGACCACCGATGCCGTGGCCCTTGATTATGCTCAAGCATATGTAGCTAGTCGTAAAGATACTCAAACTAGATGCGATGCCGTAGAGCTTGATCTATACACTCCGGACTATCACGAGGGCATTATCGCAGCTTTAGATTTAGATTACTTTGACCCGGTAACGGTTATTACTAATCAACCTGGTAGCTCCACCCTAGAGCAGACGTTACAGATTTTCGGCGTAGTACATCGTGTTACGCCTAACTCTTGGAAAACGACATTTACAACACTAGAGCCGATTATCGACGGCTTTATATTAGACTCATCACTATACGGAGTGCTCGATACCTCCGTGTTATCGTACTAAGGAGCAAGAGATGGCAGCTGGTCTAGGTTTTAAGACCTTTACAACCGGTGAGGTATTAACGGCCGGCGATGTAAACGGCTACCTCATGCAGGGTATTAACGTATTCGCTAATGCTACGGCTCGAGATGCGGCGATTACATCGCCTCAAGAGGGCCAATTCGCATTTACAAAGGATAATAACTCTCTATGGTATTACGACGGAGCAGCTTGGGTAGCCTCAGGGGCAACGGGTGACATCGAGGGAGTTACCGCAGGTGTAGGTATTAGCGGCGGTGGCACATCCGGTACGGTAACAATTACTAACTCGATGGCTACGGCTATCGATGCTAAAGGTGATTTAATACCCGGTACGGGAGCCGATACTTTCGCTCGTCTTGCCGTGGGTGCTAATGACACCGTCCTCACGGCAGACTCAACTACGGCCACGGGTCTTAAATGGGCAGCCGCTTCGGGCGGAGGTTTAACGGTTTTGGCTAGCGGTAGTCTGCCTTCTGGCACTTTATCTCTTACCTCAATTAATTCTACTTATGTAGATCTAAAACTAGTAATTAGAGCATTTCGCACGGGCGATAATGGCGATTTTTTTCGTATGAGATTTAACAATGATACGGGTGGAAGTTATGCGACCACATCTGCTTACAATCAAAATCCAATTTCTATCGGCAATACTCAAATGAATATTTTTGGCATCGGACAAAATAACACAATCGCAACGGGTTTTTCAGTTACGGATATTTTTAATTATGCTAATACGACAGTTTACAAAACTGGTAGAAGTTATACTATGGTAAATAATCAGGATAGCGTCGATAATGTGGGTTTATCGCAAGTTGCTCATTTTTGGGATGACACAGCTGCAATCAATCGCATTGACGTTTATCCTTTTTCAGGTACTTTTGCAACAGGTACTTACACACTTTACGGAGTTAAATAATGACGAAAATTACTTTTCATAATGTCGAAACCGGACAAATTGAAACTCGCGATATGAACGCTCAAGAATTACTACAATTTAATGCCGATGTAGAAAATGCAAAATTAGAAGCAGCCGCCGAAGCACAAAAGGCAGCTGATAAAGCTGCACTCTTGGCCAAGCTAGGCATTACTGAGGATGAGGCTCGCCTCTTACTAGGATGAGTCTTACTAGCTATAACGGATACCCTGCCTCTAAAGATCCGGCAGAGATAAAGATAAAGTCCTACCCTGTACGGGGTACGGACCGTAAGCTAAGGTGCGCCGAGAGTGTTGGGCCTCTCTTGGCCGCTTTTGCTGCGGAGTTTCACGAGCTAATTGAGCCGATCGATGAGGGTACTTTTGACGACTGGGGTTATGCCTTTCGCATGGTACGCGGATCTACCGATCGCCTTTCGTGTCACTCATCCGGTACGGCTATCGACCTTAACGCGACTAAGCACCCACTAGGCAAGTACGACACTTTCCCGGCTGAAAAAGTACCGATGATCCGAGCACTAGCTAAAAAGTATGGCCTCAAGTGGGGCGGAGACTTTAAGAGCAGGCCGGACGATATGCACTTCGAGGTAGAGGTAAGTGCCATTAAAGCAAAAGAATTAATTAAAAAGTTAGGATTAACAGATGCCAAGTAGCGCTCAAGTCTCAGTAAATGCGACGGCTACCGTTTTAGTAGCTGCTACGGCTTTTGATCAAACCGTATACATCCATAACTCAGGCGGCGGCGTAGTTTATTTAGGCGCCGCTAACGTCTCTACGGCTAACGGCTACAAACTAGATAACGGCGATAAAATTACTATCGGTGTAGGAGACCATGAGGCCCTATACGCGGTTACGGCAAGCGGTACAAACGTCGTAAGCGTTTTAACTCAAATTAACTAAAGGGCATTACAGGAGCTAGACAAATGAAAGAGCAAGCAATAGCAGCGGCTAAATCTTACGGGCGTGCAGCCTTGGCCTCCGTCGCGGCTTTATACATGAGTGGGATCTCGGATCCTAAAGTATTGGCTAATGCGTTTATCGCAGGGCTAATCGGGCCACTACTTAAGGCCTTGCAACCGTCGGAGAAGCAATTAGGCGTAGGCGCTAAGTAATGGAGCAAGCTCAGCTCGTAGTCGGTATAGCTTTGGGGAGCTTTACCATTTTGGGGCTGGGAGCTGGGCTTATCCGTAAACTCGTTAAGTATTATTTAAGTGAGTTAAAGCCTGACGGCAACGGCGGCCACAATTTAGCCGGCCGCGTTGAGCGTATCGAGCAGCGTGTAGACAAGATTTACGAGATTTTGCTCGAGGATCGTTTAGCCAAGTAGCGACACGCCAAAAGGTTATACGCTTTGTATTCTGACAAAAAGCCCTCATACTGATACTACAAACGCTGAGAGGGCTACTCGGTAGCTTGATCGGCCTTAACAAAGGGCTAAGTATATGAATAGTGCAGATATATTAATCGCTGCTTTTGCAGCTTTTATCGGTTTTATGTTTATGGTAATCGGTTACTCAATAGGGTACCGACAAGGGCACGGCGAGGGCTTTATTCGTGGCCGCGCTATCGCTCAAGCTCTGAAAGAAAGAGAGCTAATCTAAATGGGTTTTCTAGATAACTACGAGGACGTAAATGCTCGTATCAAGCGCTTTAGATCTGAGTTTCCATCCGGGCGATTAATTGCCTACATCGAGGACATTGACATTATTAAGGGCACGATCCTCGTTAAAGCCGAGGCGTATCGGGAGTATGAAGATACGGTGCCAAGCGCCGTCGATTACGCTTTTGGTAACGTATCGACCTATCCGAATAATATGAAAAAATGGTTTATCGAGGACACAATTACCTCAGCTTATGGCCGCTGCATAGGTTTACTAACACCAAGCGAGCACGCACGGCCTACGGTCCAAGATATGCAAAAGGTCGAGACACTACCGGCAGACTCGGACCCTTGGAGTACAAAGGCCTCGATCGAGGATATGGCCACTATGGCAAGCTCGGTACTCGAGATAGCTAAAGAGTTAGGCGGTGAGCTAGTAGCTGAGGCTCCAAGATGTAGCCATGGCACGATGGTATGGGCAGAGGGCACGGCTAAAGCGACGGGCAAACCTTGGGCAGCTTATAAGTGCACCGAGCGAGTTAGAGCTAATCAATGTAACCCGTATTGGCACGTACTCGGATCCGATGGAAAATGGAAACCTCAAGTATGAGCGAGCTAACCTTTATCAAAGACGGGCTAGCTACGACGATACACGATAACGGTGACATGACCGTAGTAGCTGCTAAACAATGCGACCAATGCAACGAGTGGCATACAGAGATGGGCGGCTTTAACGTGCGCGATGTAAGCGGTGAGGTCGTACTATGGTTATGCGCACAATGCCGAGCGTAGCTAAAGTCGTACTCGATAGGTCGCAGGAGATTACCGCTCATCGAGTAGGGCTAGAGCGCACGATAACCCGCAACGCTGAAATACAGGATGCTAGCAATTTTGGCCAAGTCTATAAAAACTGGCACGAGCTAGTATGGCAAGAGTCAGAGGCGGCAGCGGCAGAGATAGCCGTAGCTAACTATTTTGGCGATTACGGCTTTGTGCCGGCTATTGATAATGCTCACGATACGGCAGATGTAGGCGATAACATTGAGGTTAAATGGACCAAGCACACTAACGGCCATTTAATACTACAAAATCGAGGGCCGGGCAGACCTACAGACGTAGCCATATTGGTTACAGGGTTTAGCCCGGTTTATGTTTTACTCGGATGGATGCCGGTACATATGGCCAAGCAAGCTAAATATAAACATCCTTATCAGAATAACTATTGGGTGCCTCGATCTAATCTATTCGAGATGCAATATCTAAAGAGGTCAAACTATGGCGACATATAAAACTAAATGCCGCCTATGCGCTCGCATTACCGAGCATATTGAGCGAGTAGTAACCGATAACCTGCCGCCTTACGTTAAGTCGCTCCAATGCGTTAAATGCGGGGTTATGGGTATAGTCATGATGGAGGACGTTAAAGATGCCGACGTATGAGTATGAGTGCATAGTGTGTAACGTGCGTTACGAGACGATCGAAAAAATGGCAGAGCAGACTACGCCTTATTGCTGCTCGATGATGATGAGGCAGGTGTATCACGCACCGGGCATAAGCTTTAAGGGCACGGGATGGGGTCATCAATGATTAAATATAAATGGAAATGTGCTTGTGAAATATGGATAGAAACAGACACAATGTCACAAATGGACAAAGCTAATCACATTACAAGTGGCACGTTAAACAAGGTGATGTAAGTGAATAGTTATACACAGAAGTTATGCACAAGTGTTAATAGCTTGTGGGACACGCTCAAGCGCACGCTCAATGTTTGCTCTATCTTGACAAAGGGATTACGCTCCATGCTCGTAGGCGAGCCGCTACCGCGGATAGCTCGCAGACGTAGCTTGGTGCTATTGGCCGGGCTATTGCTATTTAGCAATATGCCTACATCTAATGCAATTAACACACCAAGAGATAAAGAAAACTACAAACTATACGCACATATAAAGCTATTAAATGCTAAACAGTATCGATGCTTAGAGATCTTATGGAATAAAGAGAGTCGATGGGATCCGCGAGCCGATAACCCTAAGAGCTCTGCGTATGGCATACCTCAATTACTAAAACTCAAAGTACATGATCCATTTGTACAGATAGATCTAGGGCTTAAGTACATAGCTCATAAGCACCGCACTCCATGTAAAGCGCTAGCCTTTCATAATGAGCGAGGATGGTACTGAGATGGTACGAGGTAGACAGGACCCTCGAGTTAGTCAGAAATATAAGAAAGCTAGGCTCGTAGTCCTAGCGCGTGATGGATACACGTGCGCCTATTGCGGTCAGGATGCGAATACGGTGGACCATATACAAAGTATCAAGTCCGGAGGAGATCCGGTTAGCCTTGAGAATATGATCGCCTGCTGCTCTAGGGTAGAGGTACCAGGTTGATTAGTTATAACCGTTACCGGGTCAAAGTAATCTAAATCTAAAACGGCGGTAATTCCCTCGTGATAGTCCGGAGTGTATAGCTCAAG